AGCCACTCTCCCTACCCCACGACCCGGGCCTCTCCACGGGTAGCGCCTTGTCAACCCCGTTGCAGCGGGCGTAGCGTCACGAGGGAAAGCCCTTCTTGGGCTACCTAATCTTTTTGGTATTTTGCGCGAGATTCCCCGCTTGCACCCGTCCTGACCCAACCACGGAATGGGGGCGGTGCCTGTTGCTTTCGTGGCTTAAACCGGCAACATACTGTCCATACACACCAACGGGAAAACACCTACAATGGAATGGCAAACTCAAACCAGCCGTCAATGAAAAGCTCTCCAACAGTCGCAGCAAGCGCCTGATCATTCGTGCAAGTGACAAGAATAACCCCATGGGACAAAAACTCAAGGGGCCGAGTAGCATCTACCGTATAACGGTAACGCTTGTCCTCGTTGTCAACTGGCAACCAAATGAGTGAGCCAGGCTGCTTCACATCACACTCAAAGAATGGATCCTTGCGGATGATGGTACTGGTCGTGGCAGTGGACGCTCTGGGATCGCGGTCCACACAGCCGGCAACAATGCCGGCAACAGTCGAGCCAACTCGCGGGACGAAATCAATGGCTAGCTTCAAACACTTAAATTCCCGATAAAGAGTCTGCATGGCAATGAGCTGCGGCATGATCGCGCTCAAATCGGTGCCGGCCGAGTCAACGGCAATGGCATAAGAATAGGAAGCCTGGTTCAAGAAGTTGTTTACCAGTGGCGTGGATGCTCGAAAGCACACTCTGATGCGGTCAAGGTACCCAGGAAGTCCCTTCGGAATCTTCTGCTTCCCATTGGTGGAAAGTCCAATCATACGCGAGCCGGTGTTGCTGCGCTGTTTCTGCGGCGCACCGGACTGGGACCTGCTAACGTCCACCAGTGCCCTCTGGGCGGTCTGGTTGCCCGTCACGGTTGTCTTAGCGTTCTTGGGTGCCATCTTGCGTTCAAAGGTGGAGCGGGCCTGGTTCTTCTCTTTCTTTATATCCGGTAGCGAGTCACGGATCTGGTTGGCGAATCTAGCAGCGCTTCTCCCAAGGTCAGCAGCAGTTCTAGCGCCTGAGGCCAAGTCAAGGAGGGTATTTCCGATGGATGTGGGCTGAATGTACTCAATAAGAGACATCAGCAGGCATAAGCTCAATTCAGTGAGCAAAGTTGGCTATCAAGGGCGTCAAAGCTTCCAAAAGGCTTGACACTTCGTACAAATCGTTGATTTTCAAATTGATGTTGGCGAGGGCACCGGAAAGATCGTAATGCTGAAATATTTCCTCAAGCATTATCTGGTGGGCGGGCATGATGCCAAAAGCTATTCCAAAGCTCACCCTAGCCTCCTCAGTGACAGAGCCGGGGCTGCTCTCTCCGCCCAAGTGGCGCATCCAACTGCGCCTGAAGGCCATTTCTCTCCTCGCCGCTCTGGAAAGCGGCCCAGTGCCGCGTAGCATCCGGTAGTATGAGCCGAGGATGGGGCAATCGCCGTACAATTGCGTGCCCCCCTCCCCTGTGGCAGCGAGCACCTCTCGGTGCGTGATACCGCCTCTCTCAATCCATACATGGTCCTGAGTGATAGCTTTGACGGGGTTGCGTACCAGCATCCACCGCCCTGACAACTTCACCGGATGGCATTGGCAGAACTCCACCTCCTCAAAGGAGAAAACGGGAGTCTCAACTTTCATCCTGAAACCACGCTGCTCATACCACCCACCCAGGCCATCAAGAAACCTGGGGACGTCTTCTTCTTCCATAAATGCTACACAGTCGTCCCCGTCAATGACACACTTAATACGGACTCCAACCACTCGCGCCCACTCGTTCAACATAGCGGCGCTAAGGACACAGTTGCCCAACGCGGTGTTCATGTCCCCTGACATACGGCCGCCGCGGGAAGTCCAACTCACGATACCATCTTCCAGCCGGCAAGTTACAGCGTTCAGCAGTTGACCAGCTAACAACTTCTGAAGTTTCCCATCGTTCTGGAAAGCCCTCAGATAAAAGCTGTGCTCATACCGCAACGCTGCCTGACTCACGTGCTGATCAAATTTCGAGGCATCCAGTCCCACGGCAGCAGGTCGCACAAAATCGTCCCAGTGTCCTGACATAACTCTCGCTCTCTCCCTAAGATTGTACCCCTTCATAATACACTCATACCCCTGCTCCTCCGCGATAGCTTGATAAAGCTTCTTCTCTACCGGCTCAATGTAACAGCCTGTCTCCAGGAGGTACTCAGGTGACCGAGGGGATATAAGTCTAGGTGCGGCATCCGCAACATACTTCTCGGGCTTCAAGAAGCCCGTTACCCTCGCGTCAACTCGCCCGTCCCCTTGCGCCAAAATATTTGCCTTTGCCGTGAGATATCGTTGCCTCTTCAATCCCCCATACTTCTCACAAAATTCATCGTGAGTGAGGGGGGAGGTGTGGCTCAGACGGCTCGTGACTCGGTTACGCCAATCTTTCATTCCAGGCGTGGCGAAGGGTCCGTTGGGCTGCAGCGTAGGCGTCAAGTGTCCATCCCTTATGGAAAACAAGACCCTTTCTCGCAGCGTCCGGTGGAGGTTGCTCACAGTGCTTCGATGACTAAACACTGCGCCTCGGGTGGGCAACCCGCCAATGTTGTAGGCGGATCGCAAAGGAGCACGGGTGGACGGATTGTGCCTCAGCTTAGTGGTTACGCAGGGGCAGGCCTCGAATGGCGCTGAGACCGCCCCCACCTTAACTGAGCACCCCTAATGTCCCATGCGCCCAGCAGTAGCGGGCACGCGAAAGGCCCACTCCAGCCAGGTCCGCTTGTGGCTTGCCTTCACCACAGCGGGTGCAATGCCATGCAGGCTGGTGCCGGCTTGAAGAAGCCCGACAATTGTATCAGCCATGGCAGCAATCTGGTGCGTGCGGTAATGTTTTGCACGCATCATCTTCTGCAGGATGTGACGCAGGACGCACGCATCAGCGTGCGTCTGACCAACCACCTTCACCTCCATCCGGAGCCTATCAACCCAGTACCGCAACAAGTTGCGGCTGGGTCTTGCTCTGGCCTGGAGGGAGAAAGGGTCAAAGTGGTCAGCTTCCTCGTGCTCTTCACGAAGCAAAGCCAAGTCCCCCTCATCCATCTCGGCAAGGACCGGCGCATCAATGTCGCACACAGCCCTGCCGTATCCACCAACACCCTCGGCCAATCCGACTAGGTGGTCAACCTTCAATCTCCCCTGTTCAATCAACAGGTGACGCACACGCATGTACGCCCCCATGGCGGCAAGAGCAGCAGTTCCAACTGCTGCTCCGGGAAGTCCGGGGCGGGTGAGCGCGAAATTCGCGCGGGTGAGGGCAAGGGCTGCAACCCCGCCGAAGCAGAAAGACACGTTCGCACTGTTCATCGCCCTTACAAATGGGAAATTACTTGGTTCATGAGTG